ACATCAGGAAAAGCATACTGTCTACCTGATATGTTTGTTATCTTTAGAAAGCGTAGTGCTTCATCAGCTAAGTTCTTGTGCCAGTTAGCTATGCCTTTATACTTTTCGTTGAAGTGGGTGTAGTAGGTTGCCTCAGCTTTCGAGCGTCCATAACCGCTTGCTCCAAAGAGTGGAGCGAACGTGTGTTCTTTAGCTGCTTGACGTGATGTTGGTTGCCCTGCATCAGTGATAACTTTTGCTGTGTAAGCATGTACATCGAAACCAGTTGCGATTTCTTCCATCGCTGTTTCATCCTGTGCCAAGAACGCTGCTGTCCTAAATTCGAGTTGTGCAAAGTCGGCCTCCATAATTAATCCGTTGTTGAATCTTGATACAAATACTTTTTTTACTGGGAACGTGCCTCCTCTTGGCATGTTCTGCATGTTGGGATTCCTACCACTGAATCGTCCAGTGGCTGTGATGTGTTGTGTAAGTCCAACATGTAAGTACCCATTCTCTTTTGTGTAACTCCGTATTCCGTTGACAAAAGCAGATAGATAACTGCTGATAGCATTATGGCGTTTAAGATCAGAAAGGAAACTAAGAGCCTCGTCCATTTGATTGTTCCTAGCAGTTGCAGATAATACATCTAGCTCATCCTTTCCTGTGTTAAATCCGTTAGCACTGACCCACTTCTTGCTTGGTGCAGTAAAGCGTAGCCCTGCTATCTGTTTGCTGTCCTTTAGTTTGTATCCTTTTGCATCACAATCTTTGCATTTATTAGGTCTAGCAAACTTCGTTCCATCTTTTTTAAGTCGGTATACTTTACCTTGCCCTTCGCAACTAGGGCAGGTGTAAGCCGTAGTCCTGTAGATAGGTGACGAGTTCGCTTCAACGGCATCCTTAAACTCTTGCTGTGTCTGTGTGAACTCGAAGAGATCAGCCCATTCTTTCTTGTCATGTACTCGTCTGCTGAATAAGACCTGCGACTTCTGTTCTGGAGAGCGGAGGTTGATCGGAGTATCGCCCATAACCTCCCTGACTTTCTTTTGTAATCTTGTTTCGATTTCCGCTTTCTCATTTTCAAACTCCTTTGCTACTCGTTCCAACTCTTGAAGATCGACTTTGAATCCTGCAGTATAGATTTCTGTGAGGGTTTTGCAGGTATTGAAGGTAACTCTTTTGATTGTACTAAGGGAAGATGCTTCGGGAAGTAGAAACTCTCGCTCTTGGGCATGGAACAACTCACTAGTAGTAAGCAAGTCATGCTTGAGATAGTGGCAAAGTTCATCCAACGGTATCTCGTTTNNAGTCTCTCTCTTGGGCATGGAACAGTTCGCAAGTAGTAAGCAAGTCATGCTCAAGATAATGGCAGAGTTCAGCCAACGGTATCTCGTTTGTGTTCTTACCTTCCTTGAAGTATCTCTTGAGTGTATCATCTTTCTGTACCTCTAGTTGTCTACGTTCTGCACAAGCCTGTAAGCTTAGTGGGTTTCTCTGACCACGATCAAGTATATACTCAGCAAGCATGGTGTCATAGATGTCACCGTCATACTTGAAGCCACACTCCCACAGCCACATCAAATCGTGCTGTGCATTATGCATAATCAATAGCTTTGTACTATCCAAAAAATTTTTTATCTGTTTTCTTCTTTTTCCCTTTTCATCCTTTCCTTTA